CATCATCAGCAAATTTATTAATACGATAAACCGCATAACCAGCTCCTATTATCATTATCATTAACCAAATCATTCTATGATAAGTTTTTTAATACTTTTACTACCGTCAATATTATCCTCTAATTCTGCCTGACCCTTCCAGCATTTGTAAGATACTGTTTCTGAAAAAGTTCTTTCAGCTTCACGCTTGCCGCGTAAACAAATTGCCATCGACGGCTGCAAACGTGCCTCTTTGATCTCTCCGTTTACAAACATAAGTAATCCTATTACAGCTTCTATCATTGACTGTTACCGTTTGTATATTTCATTTCTCTGTTAGCATCTTTTAATTTTTCAATGTCCACTAAAACTTTATCCATTTGTTTTCGTAAAAATTCTATGTTTACCTTGTTTAATGCCATTGATTCTATGTGTGAGTTTAACTTGTCGGTGGTCTTATAAAGATCTTCAATCATCATAAATTGCTCGCTATCTGCGGGCAACGCTCCAAGTTGGCCCCGTGGCCACTTGATTCTAAATTCTGTATTCTCCTCCAGGTCCTTTTCCATCAACTGAAGTCTAGTGTCAGCTATATTTAATCTTTCAACAATTTGAAAATAACCCATCGTTCCGAGTGCTACGATAATTATCAAACTAGCAACCGTCTTCATCGGCATCTGCACGGCAGCGGATTCAGATATAGTTAGTGGTTTCTTTGACATTACGCTCCGTTAAATAAATCTTCTGGAGAAACTTTCTTTTGTTTTTTTCTACCCATATACCAATCACCTGGTTCATAGTCCCATTTTTTACCGTGATGACCTCTTATGTCTGCCCACCACATTCTTAACTTAACAACCCATTTAAAAAATTTACTTGGTTTAGCCATTATTTTGGTGTGCTCCAGTTTAATGGTTTTTTCTTCGGTAATATAACTTTATCTATTTCTTCCATTTCTTTTGTAATTTGTTTTATTTCTTGTTTATCAGCTTTTTCTTTTATTTTCAAATTTTTTACATATGTGTCATGATCAGGTCTTAATTTATTATATTTTTTCCATGCTGCTTTAGCTTGTTTACCTATTTTACCCTCAAAAGGACATGGTGTGCCTGCTTGTTCCATGGCTTCAAATACTCTTTCATCTTGACAAAGTATAGCCACAGCTGCAACTTTCATACCCAGTGTATTTAGTTCTCTTGATAATTTTATTCTTTCACAATTTTTATCTCTAAAAGATTTACCACCGGATACACCAAGTCCAAAAGTTTGAACACCTGCTGACGCACCTGACAAACAAACATCAGATCCACTGTTTGTTACTGTGGGTGCTGATGCTGTAGGTGGCGCTGATCTTATATTTGATGTAGAATTATTCGTTGTTGTGGTATTATTTGAGCTACCACTTTGATAAGTATTTGTGGCTGAACTTGTATATCCGCCAGTAATTGATGTGTTAGACCCTGATGTATTATTTTGAGTTGTATTTGGATATGCCGGTGAAGCAAACAGTGCTAGCAGCACTAATAATATAATAAGTGCACCTGTAAAATAATAATTATTTTCTACAGATTTATACCTCATTTTTTTTCTCAGTTTCCGAATCTTTGCATTCACAGCCTTCACAATCACAAACTCCATATTCATTCGCGTGCAGATCTTTTTCTTCACCACAATGACAAGGGTGATTACACTCCTTACAAAAACCTGACATTATACAACCAATAATACTGCTATTAAAACTATTGCAACTTTAAAAATATGATAACTCCATAAACTTCTAATTTCGTCAACAAGTTTATTTACGTGTTGTTTTACTTTATCAATCATTTTTTTTCTCCTCAATTTCATAGAAGAACTTATCAGTATCTTCTGTTATCCATTTACCTGTGTCTTCAACATTCCATTCAGACGTTTGAACTTTCCAGTCAGGAATGTCATCCTTAACTGTAAAAGAGGGTAAATCCCATATACATCTATTGTTTGGCTGTGCCGCATAATTGCCGTCGTTTAATGCAATTATGTGTGCGCACTTGTGTTCGTGCGGTATCTCAGAATGTTCGACGTCAAGTATATTACTCTCTGGATGTGCAAAGTCAACGGTAAATAAATATTTACCATGATGCCACTTTTTATCTTTACCTATATATTTACCAGATGTGCCACTTAGAATATCCCAAATATGAACAGAAGGATAATAGCTAAAACAATTCCATAACTGAAGTTCATCAAGTCTACGTTCAGGAACACTTTCCGGTCTAAAACCTCTCTGTATGAAGGCAGATATTGGGAGACGATAAAAGACAGCCCCATTCTCCATAATCGCATGGAATAAAATAGCGTGACCTGCAATAGAGCTAAGACCAAAGATAATACAATCTTCAACTTCTCCATGATGTTTTTTACGATCATATAAATACTCTCGTTTAATTTGTGCATACTCTGGTGGTATGTTTGCATTTAAATAAGCCATAAAACCTCATTTTATCTCCCCCCAGTTAGAACCTTTTTCATAGTCGACTTTGTTTGGTATCTCTAATTCAACTGCGGACTCCATAATTTCTTTTATACGTTTTGCTTTTATATCATCTTCTACAGATATATCCAACTCATCATGCACTTGTATATGTGCAACAATGCCCTCCTTATAAAGCTCTAACATAGATTTTTTTGTCATGTCTGCAGCTGATCCTTGAATTAATTTATTTAAAGCTTTGTACGTATAAGCACGCTTGATGCCTGCTCCATATTCCTGGCGAGCTTGGTCAAATGGTAAAGCTTTATGTATGCCAAATTGATTTGGTTCCCATAAATGAAACCTACATAATCTACCTAATAGTGTACGAATTTGTCCACGTTGTTGCGCTCTATTAGATACAGAGTTCATTAAACTTTTTACAAACGGAACTCTTTCATGATAAATTGTAAATAGTTCATTAGCTTTTTCTTTTGATACACCTAACTCTGCCTGAAGTTTAGCTTTACCCATACCATAAAATAAACCAAGATTGATTACTTTAGCTTGCGACCTTGGTATATCAGCCATCTTAGCAACGATAGTATGAAAGTCAGCATCATCTTGTAAATAAGAATCTTTAACACCAAAGACGCTTGTATCTTGATCAAGGGATGCATAGTGCACTACTAGTCTTGGTTCTTGTTGACTGTAGTCAAAGCATCCCCACTCGCAACCAGACTCAGGTATAAAGAGGGATCGAATCAATGGACCCAAGTCTTTGTTACGAGAAGGAATTTGTTGTAGATTTGGATTAGAGTAACTAAACCTACCGGTCACAGTTCCTCCAGTGTCTGATCTAATTTGATTTATATCTGCGTGTATTCTACCATTATGTTCGTGTTTTATAATAGTATCTATAAATGTTGTATGTGCCTTGTTTATCTCTCTAGCTTTTGATATACATTGCACTAAAGGATGTTTATGAGTAGAGAGAAAATTTTTTGTAAATGAAGGAGCCTGTGTTTTTAAAGTTCTCTCGTATGGTAAGTTTAATTTATCAAAAACTTTCGCAATCGATCTTGCTGCCCATATTTGAGTATCTATTCCTGTTTCTTTTTCTACTTGTCTCAGGAGCTCTTTTTCTTCTGATGCTAATTGGTTCTTTAATTTATGAGCTTTTGGAACGTCCACTCTCACCCCAAGAAATCGCATATCAACCAAACAAGGAAACAAATCGGTTTCAAGATTAAATATTGATTCAAGATCTTGATCTAATATTTCTTTCTGCATGATTTTCCATAATCCTAAAGTTAATTCTGCATCACGTTCAGCATAATTACCAACATACATAGCGGGTAGTCTCCACATATCAGCTTTTGGATCAACACCCCATTCTTTTGCAGCGTTGGCTAACTCTGTTTCATTTTTACCTTGACCTAAATAATCCCAACCCAATGATCCAAGATCATATCTAAATCTATTTTCATTTACTAAAGACGCAGCAATCATGGTGTCAACAATCTGTCCGTTAATTTGTATACCCATAGATCTAATCCAACAAACATCATACATAGCATTGTGAAATATTTTTGTAGATGTAGTTTTACAAATATCTGTAAACCATTGAATTACTTTACTTTTTTCTAGATTACCACCACCTTCATGATCAAAAGGAAAATACCCTGAGTAACCCTCTGTTGCAACTGCAATACCTACAACTTTACCTTTACCAATAACAGAACCCGATCCCATGGTTTTTAATTCTGGATCATGTGTTTCTAAATCTATTGCAATTTCTTCACAAAATCTAAGATCTGGAAACTCTGTAGGTTTTACCCACTCTGTTTGTGCTTTAAATATCATGAGTAATCTCTTTCCAATATCATTTCTAAATAATGTATTGCCTTCTTTATGTCTTGTTCTTTCCCTTTGGACTTGTGCCTACAAATATATTTTATAGCATTTCCCTCCGCAAACAAGAGTTTATTTTCATTAATAAATTCTGCAGGCTGAATTTTCATTGAACGATAATGTTTTCCTCCAACCTGATCTTCTAATGAGTTATAAGTTGTTGATTTAAACATATCTTTATCTGTCATATTTTAAACTCCTTTGATTTATTTTGTGATTTAATTAAATATAAATTTTTCATGCTTCTCGTTATACCTACGTACCAAACTCGATATTCCTCATCTTGTTTGCTTTTAGATTTTTTTGCTCCTTTAATTGTATTTGATGTGTGATTTAAAAATAAAACAACATTTGTTGCTTCACCACCTTTAGCTCCATGAATTGTTGACACTTTTATTCTTGCATCCTCTGTGGGGTTTTCATTATTTAATATTAACAGTTTCATGTATGTAATCTGACTATTGGTTAACAAATTAAACGCGTCATACCAATATAAGGATAAATTCATGTCGCCTTTTATTCTTTCCTTTATTCTTTGTAAATGTATGTCAGGTATGGTTTCTTTCTTCTGTAATTTTTTCCAATTCTGTATATCTTCGTATAGACTTTTTCCTATACTATTACCTTGTGCTGTATTAAAAAAATAACCTTTCTTTTTTAAGTATGTTGGCACAGATTTTAAAATAGATTTAGTTCGACCTAAAATTAACCAATCACCTTGTGACATATCTATATCTGATAATTTATATTTTTTATATATTTGTCCAAATTCAGACTTTGGAAAATATTCTTTGTCAATTCTATTTTCTTCTATTCTGTTGATGACATTTAATGCAATTTCTTGTATACTACTTGGCACTCTTTCTGACTTCGTTAGAGGTATCTCCTTTGCGTCATAGCTTATAAAAGAATCTACATCTGCACCAGCCCAACCAAATATTGCTTGATCATCATCGCCTGCAACCCAGACATCACAACCTGTATCTTTTTCTATTTTATTTATCATAGACCACTGTATTAATGATAAATCTTGTGCCTCATCTATAAATATTACATCAAAATTTGGTGTAACTTCCTTATCCAAAAATTTCTGTATCATGTCTGTAAAATCTATTAAACCATAAACTTTTTTATAATTTTTTATTTCAGCTTCTATAGCCTCTAGCTTATCTCTTTCTATTTTAGATAAGTGTTCATTTAAATCAAACTGTTCGATAGGAGATATTTGTTTTACTCTAGCTAAATTAATTAATCCTAGATATTCACTATCAGAAGAAAATATACCATTCCAATGATTTGTTTCATAAGATGCATATTTAATTTGTATACCACAAGATTCACCTATGGCTTTGTAATTTAAATCTTGCATAACATTTTCTTCTCTTAAACCTAGTTGATTAAATGCAAGAGAGTGCAGTGTTTGAAAATATTTAATATCTTTTTTGGTAAGCTCTGTTCTTACTTTAAGAAATCTATCCCTTGCTTCGTTTGCAGCTTTACGAGTAAATGCAAAATAACCTATCCTATTTAATTTAATGCCTCTCTTTACATATTTTTGCACTTCGTTTAGTAAACGTCTTGTTTTACCTGTGCCTGGTGGTCCTACTACTTTATATCTCATTAATAATTACTTTTCTTTCTTTCAACTGGTTTATATTCTATCTTATCGATGTGTAATTGTTTTACCCTGCAAACTTTTAAAGTCTTACCCTCTACGTTAAGAGAGTGATTAAATTCCACACCGCATTTATCTTTTAATTTTTGCGCTATTCTTTCTTCTGGTATTTTCCAACTAGATCCTAAGTGATCTATAAAAGAATTAAATCTAAACAAATGGTGCCCTTCTTCTGT